CAGAAGGCAAAACCTTTGTTTGGAATCCCGAACTAATCATTTTAGTCTACGAGGTTGGACATATCTGCACCGAGTGGGGCAAGGATAAGGAAGGCAATCAAACGTGCGTTAAACAAAGCGAAAAGGTCGCTGTGGACATCGTTTGGGTTGACGAGGTGCTGCCAGCGTTTGTTCCTTACTTAGTGTGGCCGAAGCCAGTTGGTGTATCGTCTATGGGTTACGCCTTAGACGCCGAGTATGCGAAAGCCTACTGCGTTGCCAACCCTGCTGCTGCTTATTGCCAACCGCCTAAACCGATTGAGTTGTGAGCCAATTCCCTATAAGCGAAACTATTACTGGAATCGTAGCTGCTGCCATTGCTTGGTTTAGCGGCGGCAAGTACGCTGCCAAAGGAACTGAAATCGATAATACAGCTAAATTAATTGAGTTGTGGGAGAAAGCTAATCATAATTGTCAGTCGGAATTAGACGAAGTCAGGAAGGAAATTAAAGACCTTCGCAGTTTTTATGAGTCAGAAGTTTTGAAAAGAGATTCGGATATACTAAGTTTACAGCAGAAAGTCAAGGTGTTGGAAAACCACATCAAGAAGCTGGAAGCAAAATGACAAACAAAGAGCTTGCATTTCATATCTTATCCGAGCAGTATAAGCTGGCTGGATTGACTATGGAGGAAGCCTTGTTATTATCTCCTGATGAATTTGATAACATTAAGATTACCGAACAGCAAAGCAGAGAGTGGTATATTTGGGCGGTTGATTTTGTCAGTAAAACGAAAGGCTGGACAAAAAAGACTGCAAGAAAAGAAGTTGGAATGGTTGACCTGATGGCAGGTCTAAATGTAAACTATGATTGAACGTATTAGTAGAAACATCCATAAAGTTGCGGTCGAAAAATCGCAGCTTTTTTTATTGCTGTCTGATTTGCATTGGGACAACCCTAAGTGCGAACGTGACCTTTTAAAGAGACATCTAAAGCAAGCAAGAGAACGAGGGGCAAAGATTGTTATTAACGGAGATTTCTTTTGTATGATGCAGGGAAAGTACGACCCACGCAGAAGTAAAAAAGACATACTACCCGAACACAACAAAGCGAACTACATTGATGCGGTTGTCGAAGATGCGGTAAAGTGGTGGACTCCTTATGCTGATATGATTCTCTTAATTGGATATGGCAACCACGAAACAGCCATCATTAAGAACTTAGAAACCGATCCTTTACAGCGTTTCGTTGACCTCTTAAATATGACCTGCGGAACTAACGTGCAAGTCGGTGGCTATGGTGGTGTATTGGATTTTAAAATTACCAACGCAGCTAACGGAGGAACGAAAGTAGTAATGAAATATTACCACGGCTTTGGCGGTGGTGGTGCTGTTACTAAAGGTGTAATACAGGACCAGCGAATGGTGGCACAATTAGATGGCTACGACATTATTTGGATGGGCCACGTTCACGAATCATACCACCACGTTAATATGGTTGATTCTTATGACTCAGCTAAATACGAAATCAACCACAAAGAAGTCCACCAGCTAAGAACGGCAGCCTACAAAGAGGAGTACGAGGATGGCTTCGGAGGCTTTCATATTGAGCGTGGCAGACCAGTCAAACCTTTGGGTGGGTATTGGATGACCTTGTCAAGTAATAGAAGGCAAGAGCAAGGCTATCGCAAATTGAGTGCTGAAATATCATTTACCAAAACTGACTAATGACAAAAAACTTTAAACTTGAGGAATTTGCCTGCAAGTCAGGCGCACCGATGCCTTTGTCCGTTCGCACAAATGTAGAACGGCTGGCAAAGAACTTGCAAGTGTTAAGGGATGAATTAGGCAAAACCATAACCATCACGAGTGGGTACAGGTCGCCTGAACATAACCGCAAGATAGGTGGCGCACAATTTAGCCGTCACGTTGTTGGTGATGGTGCTGATTTTAAAGTGGCAGGCATGAAGCCTAAAGAAGTGGCAGAGGTAATTGAGCGACTTATATTAGAGGGCAAGATGGAGCAAGGTGGTTTAAAGGCTTACGCTACATGGATTCATTTTGACGTAAGGGGTACAAAAGCACGATGGTAAACGAACTAAAGGCATATCGAATAATCTTCGCTCTAACAGCTTTTATTCTTATCAGCATAGCGGTACACCAATGCAGTAGAGATAGTGCGCCACAGCCCACGAGAATAAGCGAGAGCGCTATCCTTTACGAAATGGCAGTCACGGAAAGAAAGCAAGCCAAGCTATTGTTGGATTCCGTTAGCCTTCTGCAAAGGGAACGAGATACTTTATACATTAGCCGAACCCGAACGATAACAAAATGGGATTCGCTTATCCGAACGCTACCAGCCGACCAAGCCATCCCGGTCAGGTTGGATTCCTGCTTAGAGGTCGGAGAGATTGTTTTGACTGAATTAGCAGCTTGCGATTCCGTTGTCGAATACCAATACAAGATAATTAACCACTTAGAGGCTGGGTTTGTCAAGATGGATTCAAGCAGAACTGAATTAGCCAAGCATTTAGATTATGTCAATCGTGAGGTGGTCAACCAGCGCAACCAAAAAAGACTTGCGTGGATAACTGCTGGCGCAATTGCTTTGCTTTCGATAATATATTAAGCATCTTTGTTCACCGCTTCATCTCGGGTTTTTGTTTATGTGTATCCCTCGGCAGTCGGTCGGGGGATTTTTTTTTACTTATTTTTTTTATAAATGGTTGCACTTTAAATAATAGTTATTATATTTGCAGACACTTAAACCAAAACAAGATGAAAATTCAAGACATTCAAAAGGACAGCAAGCCTAACGAAATCACTTACGCAACTGGTTATGTAACCGGGGTTGCTGGTTATGCTGGTGCAGTCAACACTCATGCTTACAACGTTACTAAGCAGGTGAAATCAATTAAGGAGGACACGATCATACAGTACAATGGTGCTGTTCAAACATTCCGTAAATTCATAGAGTTAGAGGATGGAACGCTAATTCGTATGTTTTGGGGAACTAAAGGTCGGCACTACGCTTCCAATATTTTTTGGGATGCTCTCTAAATTGACAACGGAATCTTTAAATAACCAAACGAGGGGTGCGACTCGGTAACGCACTTTAAACCAAAACAAGATGAGTAAACTAAATTACACCACGTCAATGATTCAAAAGCGAGTTCCTGACGAAATCAAAGCAGAGTTAATCGAAATGATTGACATTCGGGTTGCATCCTTTAAACGCAGCGAAGCAAGCAAAAGGCTGATGGTTGCTAAAGTAAAGGAGGCAGCAAATGGCTGATACATTTGATAGCGATTTGAACGCTTACAACAGCGCATACGATGCGAGGGCAGAGCGTGAGGAAGAACTTGCCGACTATATTACCGACCTTTATATCGGTAGTGAATATGCTGACTTATACCAAAACGGCAGATACCGAGGCTGGTTAAACCTTGAGGAAGCAATCACTCGTGTATTGGAAGATGATGATAATGACGAATGGACTATTAATGACGAGGAAGAATGAAAACGACATATCCAAAAACAACGATGGCTTTCAATGAGTGGGCGCAATACATACACTCCGAAGCAGCTAAAGTGCATCCGTGCTTGATTGATTACATTAAATATCCGCAAGTATATCAATCGCAGCTTGAAAAATTAATTGATAAGAAGTGAAATAATTATTGTATATTTAATAAACAAAAAAAAGATGAGCAAAACAATCCACACCGCACTACTAAGTGCCAAGCAAGAGTTAGGCAAAGTGCCTAAGAACTCAACCAACCCTTTCTTTAAGTCCAAGTATTTCGACATCAACGGACTGCTGGAAGTGGTAGAGCCTATTTTACACCGCAACGGCTTGTTCGTGATGCAGCCGATTATTGATGGCAGCGTTGTAACTCAAATCATCCACGCTGAAACTGGGCAGATGATTCAAAGTTCGATGAAGCTGTCAAACATTGTTGATCCGCAGAAGCAAGGCAGCGAGGTAACTTACTATCGGAGGTACACGCTTCAATCTTTATTGGCAATGCAAGCAGACGATGATGATGGTAACGCAGCCAGCAAAGCACCGCAGAAGCTGCCAGCATTACCCGAACTAACACCAAAGCACGACAAGTGGTTAGGTGCTGTCAAGTCATTAGCAGAAGGCAAAGTAACTATGGAGAAAATAGAATTACGCTACTTTCTTACCGACGATAATCGTGAAATACTAATCTCGGAGGCAGCCAATATTTATGCTTGACCTTATCCAACTAACCAGCAAGCAGCTATCTAAGCAGTCGCTTAACGACTGGTCGCAAGACATGATAAAGCTAATCGAAGGGGGTGACATTAACCCCCTCGAAGCACACGCCAAGGCTAAAGCAATTAGAACAGCCTTAGATACTGTTTTAAAGTCCATAGAGGACTTAGCACATGACGAGGCAATGAAGTATGGGGCAAAGACATTTGAGGCGTTTGGAGCGAAGGTAACCCTAAAGGATGGCGCAACCACTCCCAGCTATGAGGAAGATTCGGTATGGGCAGAACTCAAAGAGCAACTTAAAGCAAGGGAGGAACTAATCAAGTTAGCCTTCAAAGCTAAAGATGTGGAAATCATAGACACCATTACTGGCGAGGTGGTAAAAAAGGTATCGCCTAAATATTCTAAATCTTCAATCTCAATCCAATTTTAATCATGGCATACGAAACAAAACCAGGAGATGTGAGCATCTTCAAAAACAACACCGAGAACCCGAAAGCACCGCAGTACACAGGTACGTGCATCGCACCTGATGGAACGACCTACCGCATTTCATTGTGGGTAAAGGAAGGCGCAAAGGGTAAATTCTTTTCGGGTAGGATGGAAACACCTAACGCACCGAAGTTAGTTGAACCATTTAACTTAGAAACCAATGACCTCCCTTTCTAAATCACTCGAACAAGTAGTTGTACCGATAGACAACTATTACGATAACATCCTTTATTTTTCTAAGGGATGGATAGCGCAGCAAGGGCAGTTTACTACCGAGGTACTGCGGTCTGCATACGAGAGCCAAACGACCTTAATACCAGCAGAGCCGAGAGTTTATGGTGCGGTAGTCAAAGACCTACAAAAGGAAAAGATGATCCAGCACTACGGTTATACGACGGCGCAAAATAAACAAGCGCATAATCGACCGATAAGTGTTTGGAAAGTGAATTAGTTTTTGTATTTTTGTAAAAGTTAATCGCATAGAAGTAAGAGCCTATGCGATTGACCTAAGTGTTAATCACACAGCCCCCTTTCGCTCTTACCGATTGGGGGCTTTTTCATTAAATATGAAAGACCCAGCATTTTTATTTTACAGCAGCGATTGGCTAACTGGTTGCCAATTTATGAGCATGAACGAGCGAGGAGAATATATCACCTTGTTAGCTGCCCAGCATCAAAACGGACACCTTGACCCCAAAAGGCTTGGGTTTCTTTTGGGTTATGGTTGGGATATGGTTTCGGATATTGTCAAGTCAAAATTCGTTTTAGACGAAAATGGTTTGATTTACAATGAGCGTTTAGAGGCAGAAGCAGAGAAGCGTAGCCAATACGCTGATAAGCAGCGCAATAACGGAATGAAAGGTGGCAGACCTAAGAAGGATGAAAACCCAAACGAAACCCAAACACAAACCCAACTACAAACCCAAACTAAACCCAAAAATAACCCTACTGAAAATGAAAATGAAAATGAAAATAGAGTTAGAATAGAAGATAATAAAAAGGTGTGGTTTGATGTTTTTTGGGATAAGTATGAAAAGAAGCAAGACAGCAAGAAGTGTTTGGAAAAATGGATGAAGCTGTCGGATAAGGAAATCAACGCTGCGCTGGACAAAGTGGAAGCATACGTTAAATCAACTCCCGATGTCACATACCGAAAAAATCCGCTAACTTGGCTCAACGGAAAGTGCTGGGAAGATGAAATTATTATCCCTACCTTAAACACAAAAATAAGCAACTTTGAAAAAGCAGTAAAAACCGATCTTCACTCAATGATTATTTATGATAACGACAACGACTAACAGCCAAGCGGTGCAAGCCTATCAAGGCAAGCAATGCGCTGAAATGCCACAGCAAGATTTGCTACCCGAAATCCTTAACCAGTACAAAATGGTTTGCGCTTACGCTGGGCAGCAAGTAACCAGCGACCAGCATTCACTTAACCTTATAGTGCGTATGATTGAGGCTGACTTGAAAAAGGCACGATGTACCATTGACCAGTTTAAGATAGCTGTCAACGAAGGTATGAGGTCTGGAGAGGTATATTCAGCAAACGCACCAGCTACCTATTTGAAATGGGTGTATGCCTACTTAGATAAAGTCAAGATGGAACTGGCAGCGCACCGCAACAATCAATCCTTTCAACCGTATGAAATGAGCGAAGCGGAAAAACTAAACACAGCCATTGAGCATATCTTAACAATGTACCAAAAGTTCAAAAGCGGTCAGTCCTTTTTGGATGGCGGTAGTGCTGGGTATTTATGGCTTGAAAAGATAGGGCAGATAAATGTATCAATAGACGAAAAGGCAGAGATGTTTGAAAAGTCAAAGGATCGAGCCATCGCAGCTATTAAAGCGAAAAGGGATAACGCTGAAAGGTACGAGGCACGGACTATTCAATCACTTTTAAACGCTATTGAGCAGCGACCGAAAGACGTACCCGAACTTAGATTTGAGCAGATAAAGATTTGCAGGGATGATTTGTTGAGGCGGTATTTTAGAGCAAACGAGGTGACCTTTGACTTTTTAAAGCAATGCTATGAAGCAGTCAAAAAATAAAAATACGGAGCCTTTAGGTATGCTTGATTTATGTTTAGGTGATATGATTAGAGATATTGAAGATGGCGACTGCTATTATGAGGGCATAGTAGTTTCTTTAAATCCTATCGCATATAAAGTAACTCAAGTTCTTTGGTGTAATGAGTTAGACAACACTATGAATGGCGAGATTTTAGAATTGCAATGGTATTGTTTAGAAAAACTACATGGCAATAAATGGTTTAGATTATGAAGCATCAAGAAGCTGAACTGCAAAAGGCTTGCGTACGCTGGCACAGCTTGCAGTACCCGAAGGACTACTATCTGCTTTACATGAACCATCAAAACGGAAAGAGCGCAGCAGAGCAAGGCAGACTTAAAACAATGGGGTTAGTACCGGGCGTTGCTGACCTTACGTTGCTAAGCCGAGGGCGTGTGGATTTTTTTGAGTTAAAGGTGGGCAAGAACAAGCAGACTGAAACGCAGAAAGCATTTCAAAAGGAGGTTGTGGCTGTGGGTTATTATTACACGGTCGTTTATAGCCTTGACCAATTTATTGATTTAGTAACCGAGATAAAAAACTATCACCCATCATGAAGCAAGACATACACAATTTAGCCACCCGATTAAACTTTGGCATTGACGATTTGCTGTCGGTGGATGCGGTGCTGATTAAGAAGTATCTAATTATCTACCGACTAAGCAAGACGTACAGCATTCAGGAAATAACCGATGCCTTCGGCTACTCCAATCGGCAAAGCGTTTATTCAGCTATCCGCAAGGCGAGAGGATGGATAAGCGTTGACAAAGAGATTAAAGCTATGTGGGAGGCATTAAAATGAAAGTATTAAATTTATATGCTTGCCTGGGCGGTAACCGGTACAAGTGGACTGACTGCGAAGTTACAGCTGTTGAACTTGATCCAGAACTTGCAAGACTATACCAAGAAAGATTTCCAAACGACACGGTAATTATTGCAGATGCGCACCAATACCTTTTAGACCATTACAAAGAGTTTGATTTTATATGGTCAAGTCCTCCATGCCCAAGTCATTCAAGGGTTAGGTTTGGCCAAGCTAATAGCAAAAGAGAAAACTACGATCCAATTTATCCCGATATGACTTTGTATCAAGAGATAATTTTCTTAGATAATTATTACGAAGGGAAGTGGGTAGTAGAAAATGTAATTCCGTTTTACGAACCTCTAATACCTGCTCAAAAAAGAGGAAGGCACTTATACTGGTGCAATTTTAAACTTTCTTCTAATTTAAACGGAAGGCCGCAGCCAAAAGGATTTATTGATACAGGAAGCAAGCCAAACGAAATATTTCACGGGATTGATCTAAGCAATTATAAAGGCGAGCAGCGAAAAGATAAAATAGCACGCAACCTTGTTGACTATGAAGTAGGTTTAAGCATCTTTAATATTGCTCGTGGAATTATCCAGGCAAACAAGACAAGCCAGCTTGAAATGTTTTAGCTGCTGTAAATTATTTTTATTTAAAGAGATACAAGTAATGTGAATAAGTGTATATTTGTAAACAATTAAACAACTAAAGATGAAAAACAAAGCACAAGTATTAAGGGAGTATTCAGAATACAAGACCTTAATTAACGCAGTCGTTAACCGTATCGGTTTAGACAGCGTGGAAGACGTTAATTGTTGCGGAATAGACAAAGGCTTCAATATGTTTATTTACTACACCGACACTCATTCGTTTGCCATGCGTCACCGCAAACAAATTTTATCACTTGCGAAAAATATGGCTGACCAGTTGGACTACGAAAACTTTTACGATATGGTGATGGATTTTAAATGTGTGAATAACGATGATGATATTTATGAAGATTTATGCAAATATGCAGCTGGCAGTCCTTGCCAGCCAAACATTGTAACAAATGCAATGGCTTGGTTTGCAGCAGAAGAAGTATGTAGAATGTTTGAAAACTAAAACAAGATGAAAGCACAAATTCAAATCCATTTACGCAGCCAGCACCTTAGTTGTGCTGCTGCAAGGTTTAGGCTTCGCAATCGCAAAGACCTGAAGTATTACGAGAACTTTGATTCGTTGAGAGATGCGCGTCAGTACCTACTTGACCTCTCGCAAGATTTAGAGGACACCGAGTTGGGTGACGATTGGTTGTCTTACGACAGCGTTACGGCTTATATTGTAACTGAAAAGGAGGAGATGCTATGAGGGCGTTTTATTTTATAGTGGCATTCTTTGCGGTGCTTGTGGAGAGCGACCGAGTTGACCAGTTCGTCTGCTGGGTAATTGATGCGCTGGCATTAACTACATTTTGTATCTTCTTAGCTTTCTTTGGCACGGTAGCCATAGGCTTAATTTTTAACTAATATGAAAACACCTATCGAACTATTAAAAGAAACATTAGATTCTGAAATAAAGTTAGGAACTAAGATGATTGTAAATTGGGATATGTACTTAGAGAAGGAGAAAGAGCAATCAATTAGCATACTTACTAAATATCATAATAGTTTATTTTCTTTGCCATTAAAGGATGGTGAAGCAGAAGCAATATATAACCATATTGTTAATACCAACAAAATGGTCTAACCTTTAACACTAAAGACAAATGAAAACACCAATAGAATTAGCAATCGAAGTGATTGCCGACCTTCCGACCGAGGTGCTGAACGCATCCAGTATCAAACAAGTAGTTATCGGCTTACTCAAACAAGCAGCCGTACACGAAAGAGAACATTTAACCCTTGCTTTTATGGAAGGGCAATCAACACCAAAGGCATCCTTTGAAATGTGGTTTAACAAAAAGTATAAAAAGACTGAAAGGACAAACGATGACACCGAATGAAATAATCGAAAGGGTAGCAATATACCGAGGCGTAAGCATCCAGCAAATCTTAGGTAAATCAAGAAAGCAAGAGATAGTAAACGCACGACATGGGGCGCAGTATTTAGTAATGAAGCATTGTTCTAAGATGAAGCAAGAGGCAATGGCTGCACCTTTTAATCGTGACCGCACTACTCTATTACACGCAAGGGATGCGGTAAATGATTCGCTTGCTATAAACGATGGGCAGTTCCGATGGATCAACAATGTAGAACTCGGCAAAGGCTACGGAGATAAAGTCTTAGAAAAGCTATTTGCTGTAAAGGAGTGTATGGAAAAAGGATATACTGGCGAGGCAAAGAAGATAGTAAACGATGCGATTGAGTTACGCCAATCGTTTCTTGACAGCTTGGAGGAGTTGAAATTGCAACAACTAAACGCTAAGTAAATGAAATATCTTCACGTTCCTACTGGCGTACTCTATGACCACATCCATTTAACAAACTACCACCCCAACGATTTTAAGCTGGTAGAGAAAGAACCACACTACAACCAGCAACCGATTGAGGTAATTGATATGATGCTGGCGGTGTACGGCAAAGAGGCTGTTATACATTTCTGCTTGCTGAATTCTTTTAAGTATAGAATGAGGGCAGGGCATAAAGACGATGCTATTAAGGATATAGACAAAGCGGTTTGGTACGAAAAAAAAGCTAAAGAGTTGGAAATGAAATAATTTGACTATATTAGCAGCCGTGAAAGCACGGCAAATCATAATGAATCTATATGATTCAGGAGAGTTAATGAAGGCTTGCAAGTCAATCGGCAGCACTTACCATGACGATTTATGTCAGGAGGTGCTGCTTTGTCTTTTTGAGAAACCCGAGGCAAAGATATTAGAGGCACACGAAAAGGGGTATTTTAGATTTTACGTTGTGAGGATCGTTATGAACTTTGCTAACTCTAAAAACTCCAGCTTTCACAAGAAGTACCGAAATCGTGACGAGGTTATCCCGATAGACCACCTCGGGCAAGTAGGCGAGATGCCAGTCGAATCTTATCTTGAATCGCATGGAATAGACTTAACTGCTGGGGAATACGACTACCAAAAGGATTTAGACACGCAGGGGAAGATAGACCGATTAGAGGTGGCGTATTTAAGATTAAACAATGAAAGTGAGTTTCCCTACGAACAAAAACTGCTTGACTTACATTTAACACTAAGGAACAAAAGAGCGGTCAGCCGATTGACCGGGATACCTTATCGCACCGTTTGTCACAATTTAGACACAATCTATAAATCTTTGAAAGATGCAGCACTTAATTATTAGCGCACTTGCTGGCTTGGCTGGCTATTCATTTGTCATGTTAGCAGGCTTCAAGCTAAAGGGTAAGCCTTTAAACTGCCAAGTATGTATGGCTTTTTGGTTTGGCTTGATTACCTCTTTATTAGTTGAGCCTTCTTTTTACGCACCAGCCGTAGGGTTTGGGGCAATGTGGTTTGCAGCAATGGCACAAAAAACTTTACTAAAATGAACCAAGACCAATATTTACAACTAAGGGCAGCACGACCTTACCTTGACCAATACCACGCTGTGGGGAGTGTATCTATTCCGCACGATGTCGCACAAATGATGCAAAAGGTACATGGTGAACTTTACGGAGGTGGCTTTAACAACTGGTGCCAGGCTTGCGTTATTGAAGCACTTACAAAATTGATGGTTGCTTTTGATAATTACGAAACCAAAAGCGCACCGGTAATTGTTTCAACAGGTCAAACAGCAAAAGCCAATGTCACCAAGCGAAGCAGCAAACGTAATTCAAATCCTGACTAATACGCTGGAGGCTATCTGCGACACGGAGGTAGATAATGCGTACGAAGTAAAACAAAAGCTAATCGATAAAATTAGCGAATTAATAGACAAACTATGACGACAACACCCATTAACAAAATCAAATCGAACCCCAATAATCCAAGGGTAATAAAAGACGAAAAGTTTAAAAAGCTGGTGCAGTCTTTAAAAGACCTACCCGAAATGGCGCAAGTGCGACCGATAGTAGTCAATCAAGATATGATTGTATTAGGTGGTAATATGAGGCTAAAGGCAATGAAAGAAGCAGGCTGGAAGGAAGCACCAGTAGCCGTAGTGGATTGGGATGAGGACAAACAAAGGCAGTTTATCATTAAGGACAACGTAGGATTCGGTGAGTGGGATTGGGATATGTTAGCCAACGAGTGGGATGCGGAGAGTTTAGGTGAGTGGGGGTTAGATGTTGGCGGCTTTGATGTAAACGCATCAGACATGACTGATGAATTTAGTTTACCTGATGGCGACAAAGCACCATTTCAGCAAATGACTTTTACACTTGCGGATGAACAAGCGATGCAAATACAAAACGCAATAGCTGATATAAAAGCCACAGAAGAATACAAGTACGCTGAAACTATGGGCAACGAGAACAGCAATGGAAATGCTTTGTATTTAATTGTAATGCAATGGGCAGAGCAAAGGAAATAATCGTTAAGGTAATACCTGCAAAGATTGCTAATGAGTTTGTAAAGCAACATCATTATTCAGGTAAAGTTGTGCCTAATTCAACCTTACATTTTGGTTGCTTTTTGGATGACAAGTTGCATGGCGTTATGAGTTACGGTCCAAGTATTAACAAAAAAGGAACAATAAATTTAGTAGAAGGAACTGGATGGAATGAATTTATTGAATTAAATAGAATGGCTTTTGACAATTACCTGCCTAAATACTCTGAAAGCAGGTGCATAGCAATTAGCATTAGGTTAATAAAAAAACATGCTCCTCAAATAAAATGGGTTATTAGCTTTGCCGATGGTACTCAATGCGGTGATGGTACAATTTATAGAGCAAGCGGATTTAGTTTAGTAGGCATAGTTGACAATACCTCATTGCGAATTAATCCAAAAAATGGAGAAGCTATTCATGTAATACAAGCTCATCATTTAAAAATAAGCAGCGAGTTTAGAGGGTGGAAGGCATTTGAAGGTAAGCAATTAAAGTATATCTATTTAATTGACAAGACTTGCAAGATAAATATACCAATAATGCCATTTAGTAAAATAGACGAGCTTGGAGCTGGTATGTATAAAGGAAAGAAAGTATCTTTGGCAGACAGAAAACAAACAACATGAAAACGGGAATTTTTGCATACGCCAAAGAGCATTACTTAAATGGAAAATATATTGGCTCCACTATTAGCGAAACACCTGACCGAGACATTACTGGTTACGACGGAAGGCAAAACCATTTGGCTAAAGAAAAAATAATGTTAGAGAAAAAAGTTATTAAAGCAGGTCAACAATATCAAACTATTTTAATACCTTTAAGCGGCAGACAAAAATGATTGCAAAATATGCGGCAGTAGCTCACTTGGGAGAGCGCTTGGCTTCCAGCCAAGAGGGGGCGTTCGATGCGACCGTGCCGCTCCAAAATTTAGAGGGAATATAGAAAATGGCGAACGAACATAATCTTATCCCTGCTAAAAAGGGTGAAGTAAGAAACCCAACTGGCAGACCGAAAGGAACACGCAACCGCAGTACTATCGTTAAAGAATGGCTGGAGGTACAGCAATCGGTTAAAAACCCCATTACGGGCGAGCAGGAGGTATTAGAGCAGCAGGATATAATGACCTTGGCTTTGATAAAGAAAGCACGTGAGGGCGATGTTAATGCGTATCGGGAACTAATGGACAGCGCACACGGCAAGCAGACAAATCAAATCGAAGGCTCTATGCACTTGACTGGTTTAAAGGTTGAGGTGGTTGATAGCGGATTCAGTACCTCATCTTCCGAGAGTGAAATAATCGACTGATGTGTTTGAGGGTTCGGTTTTATTTAAAGACAACTATGCTGCCAAGGATAAGGTCGTAGTCAACCAAGGTGGATCATCTTCGGGCAAGACTTACTCCATCCTTCAGGTGCTATTTCTTAGAGCCATAGAACACCCTCGCAGCGTTACGACTATCGTAGGTGAAACTATACCCAACCTTAAATCAGGTGCGCTTAGAGATGCGCAGACAATTGTGGCGAATTCTCCAATTTTAACAAAGCTGATTGCAAGCTACAACGCTACCGACCGAGTGTACACTTTATACAACGGCTCGGTATTGGAGTTTAAAAGTTACGAAACCAGCCAATCTGCTAAGTCAGGTAAGAGGCAGTTTCTCTTTGTGAACGAAGCCAACGGCATATCGTATGAGATTTGGAACGAGTTGTACTTACGCACAACCATTCAGGCGTTTATTGACTATAATCCAAACGCTGAATTTTGGGTGCATGAAAAGATAATTGGCAAGGATGGGGTAAAGCTATTCATCTCCGACCATAGGCATAACCCTTATGTATTACCAGCCATTCGTGAGAAGATTGAAGGTCTAAAGGATATAGACTTAGAGTTGTGGAAGGTGTATGCAAGAGGGCGTACTGGTCGCATCGAAGGTCTTGTATTCCGTAACTGGGATATTTGCGATTCGATTGACAAAGTTAGATGCAAGCTGGTAGCTTTAGGAATGGACTGGGGTTTTACGAACGATCCGACTGCCTTATGTGCGGTGTGGAAGGATGGCGAGCATTTGTATATTGAGGAACTCTTATATGAACGAGGACTGACAAACCAAGACATCGGTGCGAGGCTGAAGGATATGGCTATCGGCAGAACGATGGAGATAATAGCAGACAGCGCAGAGCCTAAGAGTATTGAGGAAGTGCATAGAATGGGGTTTAATATCCACGGAGCGAACAAGGGCAAAGATTCAATTCAGAACTCCATTGATATTTTAAAGCGGTACAAGCTGCACGTTTTGCGTGGTTCGGTCAACCTGATAAAAGAACTGAACTCGTATAAGTGGAAGCAGGACAAGAACGGCAACCCACTAAACGAACCAGTTGACTTTCAAAACCACGCCATTGATGCGCTTAGATATGTGGCACTCAATAAATTAAAGGTGGCTAATTCAGGAAAATATTTTATATTGCAAGCCTAAACGACAACGAGATGAATATAATACCTAAAGAGGCAGCCTTAGATATGCTAAAGCATTCAGCCTTAAAACGAACAAATGACTTTGCAGAATATTGGTTTTTTTCTGCGCCATCGGTTGTGGTAAAACCGAATGATGGAAGCAAAGGTTTTAGATGCAGCCTGGTTGATTTGGCATGCTTTGCCTATGACTTATGCAAGGCAGAGCAAGAAGTACCACAACACAAGTACACGCATCCTCAATCTGTAAGAGATGTTTTTGATTGGAATTGGCCAAACATAGATTGGGAACAGCCTGACAAGATATTTATAGAACAAGAGTATATTGACCGTACTTTTTTAAAGCTAACTGTCAAAGAAGCGTTGTGCTATGCCTACAACCTAAAGCCAAACGAATGAAAGCGCAAACCTTTATTTTCGTACACGACCAGCAGATAGTCATTGACTACATTCAGGCTGGTAAGTTTGACCAGCTACCCGATGTGAGATATGTGTTTTTAGGGCAGCGACCTATTGACCTATTAGACCAGTATGTCGGAGAAAAGAAAGTTATCGTAGCGAGAAACCTACCTGATAACATCGAACATTTACCAAACTTAGTAGCTTGGACTGGCTGGTATGCAGTAGCACGGAACGGACTGATAACAGCCGATGTAGTTAATTTATTCGAGTACGACATCAACCTAACTGATTGGAAGCAGCCAATGACCTCAACCGCTTACTTTTGGCATCCCTACGCTGATAATACCTGGTGGAACTACAACAACATAAAGACCGAACTAAGAAGGCTGGAGGTAATGGTCAGCAACGATCCTTTACCAATGACCTCAAACTACACTTTGTTTGTAGATAAGATTCATCCGTTTGTAAAGAACTTAATGGCAAGCGACTTAGATCCAGAGCATGAGCAAGCTGGTCACATCGTGGAGAGATATTGCAGCGCATACTTTCAGTTTAAGGTCACGGCTGCTGGTGGACTTACGCACCTTTACGCTGACAGCCACGGCACGCAAGGCAGAGGGCAAAGCTACCAAGAGATAAAATCAAGGCTGATATGATTAGAGTTGTAAACTACGGAAGCGGTAAATACGAGCATTTGGCAAATACGCAGTTCGTTAATGGCTTGCCTTTGAGAACTTATACCAACCCATCCCCTAAAGGCAGGGGAGATAATTGGTGGAGGTGGAAGCCTGAAATACTCTTAAACACCATGACGAAATACAAGGGTGATTTTATCCTTTACATTGATGCTGGTGACTACCACACGGAAGATTTTTGGAAGTGGCTAACTGCCTACGTTGTCGTTTCGGATAACCTATTTGTCAGTCGTGGGTATTTGCATAGAGAGTGGACTAAAGCCGACTGCTTAGAGGCAATGGGGATGCTGCCTTGCATTGAGCGAATAGACCACCAATTAGAAGCTGGCTTAATAGGTCTAAGGGCAAACGATGAAAACATCGCACTTGTAACCGAGTGGCGAGAATGGATGCAAGACGAGCATTTAGTAAACGATGCACCAAGCCAAATACCAAACCATCCCGATTTTAAGGAGCATAGGCACGACCAAGCTATTTTAACAAATTTAGTGCTTAGAGATAAATACCCGATTCAACGAGTAAATCACGTAATATGGAACGCAAGACATTAGAGAAATTAGACTACTCACATCCGTGGGTAACAGCAAAGGAACACATTTTGCAAGTGTATGACGAAGCCAAAAGGTTAAAAGGTCACGCATTAGACATCGGCTGCTTCCAGGGCCATTCGGCTTTAGCTATGGGTTTGGCTGGTATGGAAGTATCGTTAGTGGATATTCATATAGATTACTTAGACAAAGTAACCGACTTGCTGGAAGGTCACGGCTGCAAGGTAAACACCGCAGCAATGTGCGAAAGCGCAAAGGTTCTAAATTGGATTGAGCCAGTTGAATTGATAATGCACGATGCAGAACACGGACAAGCCATTGTGCCTGAATTGCTTTTATTTTGGGATAAGGTAAAGCCAGGCGGTACGTTTATCATCCACGACACCGACCAAATAGATTTAGCTGGCTTTATAAAAGCATTAGGCTACCCCGAAAATAAAACCACAGCAGACGAGCGTGGAAGGTGCTTGTCTATATTTTACAAGCCATGAAATTCATATCCCTAACAATCGACCAATTCCAGCGCATCGCAGCCATAGAAGCTACTGGTGACGAGCAAATCAAGAAGGTGGCTATCGTTGCCGTTCTTAAAGGACTATCCTTAGACGAAGCGAAAAGCCTACCTATGACCGAGGTTGGTAAAGCGTACAAGGCAATCGAAGACGAGATGAAAGACCTTCCGAAGTTGCGATATAAGGAAACCTTCACGCTGAATAAAAAGAAGTACAAGCTGTCGTTGTTTACCGATACGCTCACGGCTGGTCAGCTAATTGAAATGATGTCTTACGAAATGGCAGACGAGTACCAAGTAATACAAAACCTGCACAAGATAATGGCTACCCTTTCGAGGGAAAGGAAGTGGTTTAAGACCTTACCCTACGATGGGGCGAAGCACGGAGAAAGAGCAGAGGAGTTTAAGCAGCTTACAATGAAAGAGGTGTGGGGTGCGGTATCTTTTTTCTTATTAGCCTCCGAAGGCTTTATGACGATTATCAAGGACTATTCGGAGGCGGTGTTGAAGACGATGGACAAGGAGTTAACCTCGCTAAGAAATACGGCTGGATAGTCGTTGTTGATTCTTTGGCTATGGGTGACGTTCTCAAATGGGATGCCATCTTTAATCTCAACGCTCGGCAGTTCCTTAATTACGTTCAGTATTACGCAGACAAGAAAGAAGTCGAAGCAATGAAAAGCCAATAAAAGTGGGTGGGTACATTTACTTGTAATGGACAAGCTATTACAAATCTCATCTATTGAAGGCACGGACTTTGTCGGGCTTAGCACGGCAGAACTGACTGGCGTTAAGAAGGTGCTGGGTGCGTTTGCAAAAAAGGTAGTAGAGGATTCTAAAGCCAACCTAATTAGGGGCAATCATATTGCATCAGACAGCTTAAACGCTTCAATCAAGCCTTTACCAGTTCAAGAGATTGGCGGTGGCTACATGGTCGAGATTCAGATGAACGACTACTGGAAGTTCGTCAATGAAGGCGTAAGGGGTGTAAAGAGTGGAGCAAAGGCGCAAGGCAGCCCATTCCAATACAAAACCAAAATGCCACCTCGCCAAGCCATTGAGGAGTGGATAACAAACAAAGGTATAAACCCCGGTGGTACAAGGGGCGATCGGTTTGAAGCAAGAGCATCACTTGCAGGCGTAATACAAAGGCGCATCTATAACTTTGGTACTCCTCGAACCCTTTTCTTTGACAAGGCACTACCCGAATCACTTATGAAAGCATTAACCGAAGATGTAGCCGAGGCGTTCGGCAAGTCAATATCCATATCTATAAAAGTATGAGCGTAACTATTCTATCACAGCCAAGCGTTACACTAAGCGCAGACAACGCTTTGTTCGTTGTTTCAGGCAGTAACTTTGCAAGCGGTAACTACCGCTATGTCGCAGACGTAAGCGGAACGACTTTATTAAGCCGATTGAAGTGCGACAAGCTGCCAAACAATCAAGGCTTTTTTAACGTAGCAAGGGTAATCGAAACGCTTGTGCCTATTGCAAAACCAGCCGTTACTTTCTTTCAAGATCCGTTAATTGCATCGACTTATCGTGTAGGCTTTAGAGAGGAGTTTGGAACGCCACCAGTAGTTGCAAGCGGACAAACCACAGCAAGCGGTATTGTATTCCAAGGGTACAAACGCCAATGGGAAGATTTTGTATCAAGCGGCTACTACACATCAGGCTCAACGGCTAAGATACTATCAAAGCAGCCTACAAAAAGAAAGATAAGAGCAGGCGAAAATGACTTTGTATCGGTGCTTTTCAGCATCCTTGGCGTAGTGCCATCAGGTCAAGTAGTAATCACTAACAACCTACGCAGCTTTTCAGTTACGTCAGGATTAGTTGTTAGCGACCCTTTGGATGGAATGTGGAATACTGGTCTTGCTGGTATCTCGTCACTTACAAGCGGTCAAACATCCGACAGCAAAGTAGGCAGCTATCAAATGGGTGCTTGGGATAATCAAAAGGAGTACGACTTTTACAACGCAAGAGCAACAGCCGATGGTGCGGTAAGTGATTCCAACGCTTGTGCCTTTAACATCTTTGATGGCTTAGTGGATTTTTACAGCGATGGCGATTATACTATTGCGGTTAAATATCTGAAACCTTCCGTAACCGATTATTACAGCGAGGGCAGAACAATCGAAGCCTATACCATAGACTATGAGTTTGAGGACTGCGAGCGGTTTGTACCGCAGCGTTTGTTTTTTAAGAACTCGTTGGGTGGCTTTGACGGCTATACCTTTACGATGAAAAACAAGAAGGTCGGCAATATGACAAAGCAGACCTTCGGCAAAAACCAAAACATCTACGGAACTAAGGTAGCGGAAACGATTTATTCGGGCGAGTTTGAGGAAACAATGACCTTAAACAGCGACTGGTTAATAGATGCTAACTGGATGTCGGAGTTGATTTACTCACCGCAAGTCTATCTGCAAATTGGTAATGAGTTGGTAGAGGCAATCGTTAACACCTCATCATTCACGTTCCATACAAGACCGCAAGATAAGTTGCAGCAGCTTCAGGTTGATGTCAAGATAGCCTATAAAAATAGTGTGATATGAGTACGCTGATAATCTATCCGCTTGACGATAGTAACGTAGAAGTTCCGTATGTTTTAGACTGCGATGAGGTAGATATAAGCCTGACCTTTTCCGTGCAGGATATTCAAGATGTAACCAAAAGGAGAGGTTCGTTTAGCAAGACAATTACTCTCCCCGGTACTGGTGCGAACAACCAAGCCTTCGGACACGCTTATAACATCCAATCGTTTGTCGGTGGCTTTACCCCGAATAAAAGGATAAGGTGTACGCTATGGAACGAGGGCATCCAAACATTTACTGGCACTTTGCAGCTATTAAGTATCACTAAAACAAACGAGCAGATTAACTACGAGGTGGGAATATACTCGGAGGAGATAGCTTTTTTCAGGCAGATAAACGAAACCAAGCTGGCAGCTACCGCAGGCGTGAGTGGGTTTAATCATACCGTATCAGGCGCATCAGTAGTTAGCGGAACTTGGGTAGCACCAGCAGGAAGTGGCTACGTTTACGGCTTCTTAGATGGCTACGGATATACTGACGTTGTGCCTTCGGCTTTAAGTTTCTTTGGCATTTCTTTGCTTATTCCTTACATTCAGCTTGTGCCTTCGTTTTATGTCAAGCAAATGGTTGACTTGATATTTGCTCAAAGCGGTTATAGGTACGAATCTGCATTTTTTAACACGGCTAATTTTAAAAAGCTGGTTATACCTTACGCTGGGGGTACGATGTTGCAGAATGATTTGAGTGGCGAAAACAGCATAATGGAAGGTAGCGAGTTAACTGGCGGAGAGCCTGGTGCAGCTAACTGGAATTATTTAGGCGACTTTTATTATAGTGGTGTATTCCCATTTGATACCGTTATTACCGACCCACAAGGGTATTGGGATGATACTACTTATCAATTCACAAACGTAGCATTTTACAGCACTTGGACTGTAAACTATGAATTTACTTTAAAAAACTTAGCAAATAGAGTTGTTCAAATAGGCTTTGCGATTTGCGATTCCGTTACTGGACTGCCTATAAACGAAACTCTGCAAGACACCGTGGTTGATTTTATACAGCCATTACAAACAAAAAAGTTTCAGTTTCAAGGCGTTGTAAGATTAAACCCAAATCAGGTTGTCGATTTAAGGGCGTTTTTCTTTAGCATTCCTAACGACTACCCAATACAAATAGAAGCAAAGTCTAAAATTACAATGATTTGCACGGAAAATGCAGGTGCAAATTTAGCTGCTGATATGGTTCGGGCTTTACCGCCTGACATCACTCAAGCGGATTTGTTGAGCGACTTGCAGAAGATGTTTAATCTTTACTTTTATCAATCTCCGACCGACCCTGACTTAATTTACATTGAGCCGTTTAATACGTTCTATTCAAGCGGTAGCGTAAACTGGACTGAAAAGATAGACAACACCGACAAGCATTTGTTGCAGATGGGTGATCCACAAGCACGGAAGCAAATCACGTTTAAATACAAAGATTCAGGGGATGCGCTTGGCAAGCTATACAACGACACTTTTCCTGAAGGATACGGCTCACGGATATTTGAAACGGATAACTATTATGCAAAAGGCGAGCAAGTAGTCGAAACCAAGTGTGCAACGGTTATACCAGCTTCATTCCGTTCGGGGTTGCCTATCGGTAGGACTTTTGATATAGACTCAAACAACAAGCCAAAGGAAAGAGCGACTGGCTACCGCATTGCTCAATTTAACTATGTGGCTATTCCATCTTCGGCTGCGTGGTCAATGCTATTAGATTATACACCAACCTTTGCGCAGTTTACCTCTTTGCCTTTAATCGCTCACATAGACAACCCTTATGTGCCGACTTTTGACCTTGCATTTGGAATGCCTAAGAATTTATACTTTAAGGTGATTGATGGTGCTGGATATAAAGACTACGATAATAGAAACCTATTTAATGTATATTGGAGCAACTATATCGAAGAAACCACCAGCAAGGAATCGTTACAAATTGAGATACCAGTAATACTTGACCCAGTTGACATTTACCAGCTTGACTTTAGAAAGCCAATATACATTGAGGGCATCCTTTTTAGATTGCTTGAAGTCAGAGATTACACTATCGGAGGCTCTCAAAAATGCACAGCAATCCTTCGCAGAATCCTTAATCTTGCACAACCAGCCACAGGCGCAGTAGAGGTAAACACCTTCTTTGACTCGTCGGATTTAGTCTTAGGCGAAATGAAACCACAAATAGTAACACCTAACAATATTCAGTAATGGCAGACGTAAATAAGGAAATAGCACTAAAGGTCACGACCGATACCAGTCAAACGAATAGTGCGTTTAAATCAACCAAGCAAGAACTGCGAGAAACGCAGAAGGCAATGGTTGACTTGGCTTTAGCTGGCAAACAAGGCACGGAGGAGTTCAAGCGCTTAGAGCAACGTGCTGGTGTTATTAAAGACACCATCGGGGATATGGGGCAGCGTGTTAATAATTTAGCCAACGACACCCCAAGGCTCGAATTGTTAACCCAAGCAGCAACGGGTATTGCTGGAGGCTTTGCTATCGCACAAGGCGCAGCAGCTTTGTTCGGTGACGAAAACGAGGAGGTGCAGAAAGCCATAATGAAAACGCAAGCTGCAATGGCGTTGCTTAATGGTGTGCAGTCTATTGCCAACGTATTGAATAAGGATGCAGCATTAGGAGATATGCTTGCAGCTAAAGCCAAGGGGGTATTTACAGCAGCCGTAGGCGCATCAACTGGCGCACTAAAACTATTCCGATTGGCATTAATTGCAACTGGTGTGGGTGCTGCGGTTGTGGCTGTTGGTGCATTGGTTGCTAATTGGGACAAACTTACCAAGGCGGTAACTGAATTTATTAGCGGTTCGCCAATGCTTACAAAAGTCATTGGATATGTATCGGATGGCTTTACTAAATTAGGCAGAGCGATTGGCGTAATACCAAGCGAATCAGAAGCAGCGACCAAGCAGATGATTGCTGATTTAGAAAAGCAACAAAAGCTATTAGAGGCAGCAGGCGCAAACACTACATTCATTGAAAAGCGTTTGGCTGAATTACGCATTCAGTTAGCCAAAGAAACGGGCGAAGGATTAGCAGAAGCAGAGGAGGAGTTAACTTTATTTACTGCTGCCCAAGAAGCAAAGCGAGTTGAAAACGCAAAAGAAGCAGCCAAAAAACGTGCTGAAATAGAAAAGGCAGCAATTGAGAAATCTAAATCAGAACGCTTAAAAGCAGCCGAGGATCAAAAGGCATTTGACCAAATGGTCAAAGATTCAGAGGATGAAAGGGTAACAGCAGCACGAGAGGCAGCGCAAGAACTTGCGAGCATTCAAAACGAAATCCGCAGAAACAAGCTAACAGACTACCAAAGGGAGCGTGAAGATTTCCTTTTGCAGCGTCAAAAAATGCTGGAGTTAATGCGTACAAGTGGAGTTGCGGAAATAGAGTTGCAGCTTTTTGCATCGAACACGGCACGAATGGTCCAGCAAATGGATGCTGCTAAAGACATAGAAATCTTAAACGCAACTGAAAAGACCAAGTTTGAAAACCGCCAGCAGTTTATGGTAAAGACTGCTGAAATGACGATGCAAGCATTAGGCGCATTGACATCGTTATACACAGCAAGCTTAGGGCAAAGCGAAAAAGACCAAAAGAGAGCATTTGAGGCGAACAAAAAGTTTAGCATAGCGCAAGCCTTAATATCTACGTTCCTTGCTGTAAACAATGCCTTGACTGCTGGTGGCAACCCAATCAAGTTAGCAACTGGTGCGCAGTTTGTAGAGGCTGGTATTGCCTTGGCTGCTGGTTTGGCTAACGTGATAAAGATTAGGAAAACAACATTCCAAAGCACAAGCGCGCCAAGCAGTTCAAGCGTAAGCACACCTGCTGCTGGCGGTGGTGGTGGTCAATTGCCTCCTGCAGCGTTTAATCCAAACGTAACCGATACTAACCCGACTGGACAGCCAAACCCAATGGGGCAAGGTCAGCAGCCTTTAAGGGCGTATGTAGTTGATAGGGATATTGAGAACGCATCCAGCAGGAGAAATATGTTGAGGGACTTTGCAGCAATTTAATTATATTAGCGTTTCATAATTTAGGTTTGACCCTGTGCAGAGATGCACGGGGTTTTTAATTTATTACTATATTTACATACTTAAACACAATAACATGAACAAATGTGATTTCCAATTAGACAAAGTACAACAGCGAAAGGTGCGCATTGCTAAAATTCAAGTAGACTTATCTAAAGCCCAAACCTTAGATGACTTTGATAAGGCTAACAAAGATTTCGATGCGCTTTACAACAGCAGTCAACAATGTAAGCAGCTTATAGATAGTTGGAACACAATGGGCAGATAAAGTTGCTTAAAAACAAAAAGCCCCGTTCTTAATAGTTCGGGGCTTTTTGCATACTTAGCCTTTCGGTACATTTTAAGGCATGGAGTTACCCCTTTACAAACTGACAATAGACGAGGAAAGCGAGGGCGTTGATTACGTTGCGCTGACCGATATGCCAGCAATCGAAAGAAACTTTCAGGCATTCTCACAAAAGCAAAGGTTCAAAGAATCAGCTAAACGAGTTATATCAGGTGCGTTGATGTTAGCCGATGTGCCTATCTACCGGAACGATTCTAAGATGGGCGAGTACATGGTTGTATTCGATAAAGACACCGTGTATAAAATCGTGCAGAAGTTCTTTCGTCAAAACGCTACTCAAAATGTAAACGCTTACCACCAAACCCCGATTGATGGCGTGTTTATGTTTGAATCTTACATCATAGACCGAGAGCGTGGTATTAACCCACCGAAAGGCTTTGAGGATGTAACCGATGGCAGCTGGTTTGGAAGCTACAAAGTAGATAACAACGAGGTATGGGATGCCTTTGTGACTACTGGTAAATTTAAAGGCTTTTCCGTTGAGGGTATGTTTGGGATGGAGAAAGTAGAGGATGCCATCGAAGTAGAAATGCACCGACTTGAAAAAGCCATTGACCTTTTTTGCAAACAATTTAAACTTTAATATTTATAAGCAATGAACATCCTTGAAAAATTGCAGACACTAAGAGCCGCTTTCGAGCAAGCCTCTTTGAAATTTGCCGACTATATGTTGGGCGAATTGACCGTGCGTATCGAAGGAGAACCAGTAGTAGGAACTGCTGTAACTCTTTTAGATGCCGATGGAAACCCCCTCGATGCAACGGGCGAACACGTTATTCCCGAATTGGGAACAATCGTTGTTTCAAACGGAGTAATCGAATCAATTACCCCTATGGTAGTTGAAGCTGAAGAAGTACCAGCAGAAGCGGTTGAAGAAATCGTTAGCGTGGTAGAAGCAATCGCACCTGAAGCACCAGCCGAAGTGGTAGCTGCTATTTCAACCGAAGTAGTTGGCGAGATCATGGACAAACTGGATGAGATGGCAAGCGAGTTGGTAGAACTTAAAAAGAAGATGATGGGTAAAGACGAGCGTGAGAAATCAATGTTCGAACTCATCGAAGCACTCGCAGCAGAACCAAGCGTTAAAAACGAAAAAGTAATGTTTGGTCAGTTCAAAAAAGACGAAGTAGGCAACCTCAACAAAGTTGCATCAATCCTTAAAAACTTAAAAACTAAATAATCATGGCATACAATTTTGGCAACTTAGCCGTTTACACCGAGCAGCAGTCACTCCCACTTGTGGTGAAG